TTACGCCAGTTTTAAACCAGCCTGATTTCCTCCTTGTGTCGTATTTGTGTCGCTAGCGCCAAAAATGGCGTCAATTTTCCGTGCGTGTTCGGTCAGGTGGTTCGGCGCCAGGTGAGCATAACGACGCACCATCTCGATGCTCTCCCATCCTCCCATTTCCTGCAAAACAGAAAGCGGGACGCCGGACTGAATTAGCCAGCTCGCCCAGGTGTGCCGGAGGTCGTGAAAACGGAAATCCTCGATCCCCGCTTTTTTCAACCCGGCGCGCCAGGCGTTATTGTCATCCACCCGCATTTTTCTAACCGCGGGCGTCAGCGTTCCATCAGGGCGATGTTTTGCCGTGGTGTGAACGAACACCCACCGGGAGTGCTTCCCTATCTGATCCCTTAATACCCTGCATGCGGTATCATTCAGAGCTACGCCAATCGCCTTGCCCGCTTTTGCGTTCTCCGGATTTACCCATGCAACCTTTCTCTGCATATCGACCTGCTGCCACTCAAGCCCGATGATGTTTGAGCGGCGCAGGCCGGTTGCCAGTGCAAATATCACCACTGGCTTAATGCTCTCCGGCATGCACTCAATCAGCCGCTCAGCTTCTTCTCTGGTCAGCCACCGTATCCGCTTACTGATCGGCTTGCGGGTTTTGATAACAGGAGCTGTTTTTATCCAGCCCCAGTCATTCGCCGCGGCCCTGAGAAGGGAACGAATGAAGGAAAGGTGTTGCGCCTTCGTCGCCTGCGAAACCTGCCGTGGTTTGTACTCCGGAACCAGCTTACCCTTCCTCAGCGCGGCATCACGCTTACTCTCCCACACCTGCAGGTGCTTACGGTTGATCATCCCGTTAACGGCTTCATGAACTTCCTCCGCCGTTATCTTCGAGACATCACGGCCGGAAAAATGCTGCAGCCAAAACTCAATTTTGGTTTTGTCATCATCCAGCGATCGCTTATGGTCCTTTTCCCGCAGCCACCGGATGCAGCATTCTTCAAAGGTTCTGACGGGCAGGTCGCCGATCTGGTCAACCCGCCACGCTTCCGCCTTCAGCTTGTCGTGGAGCTCCTGAGCCTGCTTTTTGTCCCCCGTGCCAAGAGATCGCCTAACTCTTTTTCCTGACGGCGTAAAGAAATGACAGTGCCACACGCCGCCCCTGAGGGTGATTGACATAAAACTTCTCCTTTATGTTCACCCGCGTTCGCGATGACAGGATCGCGCGGGGTTTTCAAATATGCAATACATGCAGCCTCGGTCGTTCTGTACTTATTGCCGACCTTGCGGCCGGCGAGCTCTCCAGACTCAATTAGACGGTAGATCACCCGCGCCGACACGATGAGCAAATCGGCGGCCTGCTGTGCTGTAATCGGTCTATCAGACGCCATATTCCCTCCCGGTTACGCCGCCCGCTGCGAGCGCAGTTTCTTAATGTGTTCGCTCTGCTCCAGATCTGCCTTTATCTGCTGGGCCTCTTCGTGAGAGAGCGGCTCGAAATCATTATTAAAGCGGTCTATGCTTGCTGTGTTGATCCGCCCCTGGCGCCAGTAGCGAACCACCTTAGCGTCACTGCCGGCGACAATTACCGGCCATCCGTGGCAATCAGCAAAGACCTGGCCTCTCTGAATTAACTTGAACATCACGCCCTCCGATGCTTACCACGTAATTCCTCTTCTTCTTGGCAATCAGCGCAGCGCTGACAGCCCGCCACCAGTTCCCGGCGCCGAGCCGGTATCTCTTCCCCGCAGTCGCGGCAGTGAGTAGCTGAAACCGCCGCATGGTTGATGCGACATTTCGCAATGGCGGCTTCCCGCTGGAGTTCCTCTAACTCGTTGGCCTGATCAATGATTTCTGGCATGTCAGCGCTCCTTTATATATCCGTTCAAAATACCTATCTCCACATAGAGATGGCTTGGCGTTAACCCAAGCTGCTTTATCAGCGGCATGCATCCGTTGAGGATCGGTCGTGATATCTCGTCGCAACTTAAAGCGGGAGATGACCGCCGTTTTGCCTTAACCTCATCGTTAGCCCTGCGTGCGATGCTTCTGAGCGCATTTTTCTTTTCTTCTGGCGTCATGCTGCCTCCCGTTTCTTATTGAGGTGGGGTGCATTCGAAAGGAAAACCGCCTTTGCAAATCCCAGGGGAGTAGCGCTGCGAATGTTGGCGCGCTCGTCGCTGGGCGGGCATTCGTGAATGCGGTTGTCCGGATACCAGTCAGCGATGAGGTTCTCACCATGGAAGTTGAACACCTCCAGCGCCTTCTTCTTCGGCACCATCCGGCCAAAGTTCTGCTTCACGCGTTCGATCGCCTGTGCCACTTGCGGGTGAATATCCTCTGCCGGCGCCTTGAAGCCGTTACCCGTCCAGAGGCAGGTCTGCTTCGTGTAGTTGTCATCCGCGCACAGCCCAGTGAACTGGTACGGATGGAACGTGTAATCGGCTGAGCCGAAGATGCTACTGAACACGCTCACCGGGTTTTCGAATGCCCACGGGCAGCCGGCCGCCAAGCCAACCATCCGGCATTGCTCAGCGACCAGCGCGGCCTTGCCCTGGAAATGCGGGTCTTTGGCGCGCTTGGACTCGAACCAACGGGACCCGGAAACAGCCACGTCCGTGCATGGTGGGAAGCCGATGACAATGACGACGTTCTCAGAGCGGATGATCTGAGATAGCCGCGGCATCGCCTCAAGGATAGTTGCCGATATGCGCTCAACAGGACCGTCGATCGAAGTTTCAGGGTGCTGCGGGTCCACCAGGACGGCGCGATAACCTGCTTCGACCCATGGCTCAGCCATGACGCCAGTGATATCGCACAGGCAGATAATGGTTCCCTTGCTCATGCTGCCTCCGTCTTCACAACGTCAATGGCGCAGCCGGGGATCAGCTCAACGGAAGCGGCGGCGCACTGGTTGCCCCAGTGGCTCCAGCCTGGCGCCGCGCTGCGGCTGAACAGCTCAATCCGCTGTACGTCGCCGTAGAGCAGTTCCAGGCGGTGGCGAACTTCCCACGGTTTCTCGCTGTGCGCGCCGAGCGGGCTGTAGACCACCTGCTTAATGCCGGCGTGCTTGCGTTCCAGCCCGGCGCCGCGGGTGGCAATCAGCACGTCTTCCGTGTTGGCGCGGGTGTGGTTGCCGCCGTTCATGCGCGTCTCTGCATTCAGCAGGGCGAGGAAGTCGTAAAAGTCGGCGACGTCTCCCTCTGCCAGAGCTTTGGTAATGCGCAGCTCGGCCTGCTGATTCAATTTCACCCAGGTGAAGCCTTTCATCGTGCGTACCGTAAAGCCCCAGGACTCGGCCAGCTCGATCGCCTCCTGGTTGTGAGTGCCGGTGTACCACATCGCCAGAACAGCGTTATCCGCTGCGAGATCCCACACCGGGAGCCGCTTCATATCGAGCAAGCTCATGGTGGGGTAGTGGTCGACGGCGGCGCCGTTGCTTATTGTGTTCCCGTAAGACCAGGCCGGGTCAGCATAGATAAGTGAGTAGCGGTTCATAGGACTGACTCCATTTCATCGATATAGAGGCCAGATGCGATAAGCCGGCGGCGCCGGGCCGCTTTATCAATACATTTCTGGCGGTTGCCAGAGGCGGCCTGAGCTATCGAGCGCTTAGTGAACAGGCGCGTTTTACCCTGCGGGGTAATGACCTTTGGCCTTGTGACCAGGTCAAAGGTGCGATCACAGATTCCGTCCTCGTTGAGCCAGGTTTCCGATGCGATCAACTGTGCAATGCGGCCTTCTCCCTTGGTTATGCCGTTCGCAACGCGGTTAAACTCGACAAGCGTCACGCCGAACTTCTCCGCTATTTCGCTGCCGGTAACAGGACGTCCGCGCGTCTGAATCATCCAGATCACGCGCTCGCGAAGTCCGGAGAATTTCCCTGCTTTGCCGGGCCTGCGGTAAAATGGAGTGCGTTTCATTTCCACTGCTCCCCGAAGGTAAAGCCGATCTCCGCCAGCGATTCATCCATCTTGCTGATGAACTCCGGCACCATTTCGTTGAAGTCGGACATGTATTTGTCGTCGCGCTCAACAACCACGTGATGAATGCCTTCTCGCTTCATGCGAGGGTCATAATTCGCGAAATACCAGGCATCCTTGCCGGTTACCCACATGCTGAATTGCACCTGGGCCATGTAGGCGGATTTGATAGCCTCGAAGCCGCCAAGCCGGAATTTCATGAAGTCGCGAGAGGTGAAAGGGCACTTCAACTCAAGGCCGCGGCCATCACTGCACAGGCCGTCTGGTGAGCAGGCGGTGCGCATACCTTCGTCACGGAAAAGGATCGGCGACTCTGTTACCTTCACGTCGGTGGTGAACTCAAACAGGGTGCGAGCGTCGGCCTCATACTGTTTTCCCCAGGCCAGCGCCTTAGCGTTAACTTCCGGCGCCACGCCGGTGCACACTTCGGCAAGGAGCGTAAGGAAGTAGGACATCTTCATATCAGTCCATTTTTTGCCTGACTTGGGCTTAGAAATGACGTTGTGAACTTCCGAGGCAGTGATAACGCCGAGGCGTAAGCGGTGCCAGGATTCATCTCCCTGTTCAACGCGGGTAACGTCAATGCCTGTTCGATCGAGGATAATTTCTGGTGTCATGTCAGCAGTCCTTATGGTCATCCCATGGCCCAAATCCACCTACATAAACAAAACCGCTAGATGAATCGCGCCCATGTTTATCGCGCTGAAGTCGCTCAATTGAATTTCTGTCAATGGCCGCCTGACGCATCTCTAATGATTGATGGCCTCTACGACGGCCATATTGCTTCCAATAAGCTGCGCATGACTTACTGCAAAACTGCGCCCAGCCTCTTTTTCTGTCAGCAACTCGGGCCAGGAATTTGTCCGGGCAGCACTTGCAGGTCACTTCAACAGTTTTTCCGGTCATGCTGCCACCTGCGCTTTTTTCTGGAGGAAGCTAAAGCCTTTCTGCGCTTCTTCTTCGGTGAGTTGTGATGCCTGGAAAATGTCACGCTTGAAGATGTTGCTGCACAGAGGCAGGAAGTCCTTTTCCCAGTCCTTATTCAGGGACGTCAGGAGGTCGGTAATTGCCTGCAACGTTTCCTCACTGGCCACCAGGGGGAGCGCCTCTGTCATGCTGCGCGGCGTTACGTCACGCGCATCCACTTCCAGCGTTTTACCTTCCATCTCTTCGGCAGTGGGCTGCTGGCCAATTTCAGGCCATGCCTTACGCAGAGCCTGAGCCTCGGCACACTTCGCCAGCTGGCCATAAGGGCGCTTTTTCCACATAGCATTCGGCGCGGTAGTGTCGCGGCCGGCGGTGGCATAGTTCTCAACCCAGTATTCTTTCGCGCTGAATTCGACGATCTCCCCGCTCGGCATACGCTTGCTGACTGTGTATTTGCACCATTGAGGGACTGTCACCTCAACACCGGTAAGCGTCAGAGTGACGTCCGGGCCGAACTCTGGTTCTTTTGCGCCAGCGTAATCACCGGAGCGATCGGCCTGAATCCGATAAAGCCCGATGCCAGGCATAACCACATCTCGCCACTCGCTTTTCCCCGACTTCGAGTCCTTAACGCTCATCGGCACCAGATGAACGGGCTTCAGAAGCGGATCGAGGTTTCTGGCCCGGCAGTAGTCCAGCGCCATCATCACCGACTCATCCTTGGCGCCAGGATAAATACTGTTCTTGAGGGCGCTCCAGGTAGCGCCGTCAATTCCTCGCTCAGCAAGAGAGCTGGCTGTAATCACAAGTTCGTTAGCCATTGCTATTCCCCAAAGTTAAAACGGGCAGCCGGTGCGGTGATCCCAGTCGTATTCCGCCTGGGCGTAAGCTACTGCCGAGATGAGATCGTTATATGCCTCGCCAGCTGCATCGCTGCGGAGGCCTTCGTATGGGCTTTTGTCCAACGGTACAGAGAAGCGGAACAGGCCTGACGGCTCTTTCGGCAGAGCGTCGATAATTTCCTGCGCCCGATCGTCAATCCACTTTTGCTTCTCTTCGGTGAGCGACTGCTCAGCCCATTTCCGTTCTTCGATAGCGTCGTATGCGCGGTATGCGTTCATAACCACCTCAGTAACTGATACCGGTATGAGGAATGCGGCCGTCTTTAACCGCGGTAAGAACCTCGATAGCCTGATCCCGGGTAAGGCTGGTATTGGCCAGAAGAGCTTTGACGATTTCAGTGCCTACAGCCTTTCGGTGCTTAACGTCGGCTTCGCGGCGCGCCTGCTCATCGGCTTTACGCTTCTCCTCAGCCAGGCGGGCCTGTTCGCGTTGCTCTGCCTCGCGGCGGATGCGATCGGCTTCTTCCTGTGCTTTGCGGCGTTCCGCTTCAACAGCGGCCTGCTTTTCACGCTCCGCACGCTCAGCTGCTTCTCTCTGTTCACGTTCGGCTCGCTCTTTGGCCAAAATCGCTTCGCGCTCTCTGGCGGCTGCGGCGTCAATTTCACGCTGTGCCTGTTCTGCTGCTTCACGCTTCGCTTTCTCTTCTGCCTGGCGCTTAATCTCTTCTTCGCGGGCAATGCGCTGGCGTTCGGCTTCTGCTTTCTTCTCGGCCTGTTCGCGGTCGAAAGCGTCATTCATCAGGAGAGCCATTTCATGGTCAGACTCAATACGAGCAGCCAGCTGCCGATCGAACTCTTCATTCATGGCCAGTGCTTCGGCATGCAGTGCGTTCATGGCTTCTTCGGCCTTAATGCGTTCCTGCTCGGCTTCCCATTCGGTCAGTGGGCGACGCACTTCATCTTTCAGCGCATCGAGGCGCTCACGGACAACGCGGCGGCTCTCGTCGATCTGCTTTGGCAGAGCCTTCAGTTCAGCGACAAGGTCTTTACCTGCGTTGTCGATGTAGGTTTTAGAGCGCGCGACCTTGTGAGCCATGGATGCGATGGCGTCGCGGCCTTTTTTGGTGGTCACGTCCGGCACCAGACTGCGAGCCTCTTTTTCGATCGCTTCGATAAGCGGATCGAGCTGGTCGTTATTGGTGAAAACCGCCATCGCGTTCTTTTTCTCGATGACGACTAAATCCATTATTTCGCTCATAACTTCCCCCGAAATTTGGTTGTGAAACGCCCGGCACCGTAATGGCTGCCTGATAGCTCGGTTAAATTCGTGCGCTGATATGCGCGGTTAATGCGTCCCGGCTGGAACCAGGTTCGGCTCAATGCTGCGTGAAGCGTATGGCCGCCGGATGTGGCGCAGATTGCCCTGCGGCTCATGCCAGTAGCTGCCGTCGCGATAGTCGAAGCTGACCAGCCAGGCGGCGCCGGTGCGGCGATTGCGCATCATCACGGCGCGTCCGCTGTTAGGAATTGAGTTAGCCATTGAACACCCCCGTAACGTGCAGAATTTTGATTATCAACGCTGTCCAGATAACGCCGCAGATCAGCAGGCAGTAAATCAGTGAACGAATGCCTTGTTTGCTCATGCGACACCCCAGCAAAATTCAAAGCTTACCCATGCAACCGCAATCACAAGCAGAGCAACCTTTAAGCAGAACCGGTGCCATGCAGGTACTTCGTGTTCTCGGATCATTCTTCAGTACCTCGAAAATTAATCTCATGCAGCCTGAGAAGCCCACGCCCTTGCGTCACGACGATTAAGCCATGCCAACTTAACCCACAGGTCATGAACCCCATCACCTCGGCGAGTATTGCGGCATTTCTCGCGGTACCGGAGATACTCGGAATTGCACTCAAGGGCATATTTTTTTGCGGTCATCTCTTCACCTTTGCCTTATCGCGGCTAACGGAGCGTTGTTACCTATTACCGGCGCCAACGTTGTTGTTTGGATGAGATGATAATAGCAATGAGTATTAACCATAGCAATACGTATTGATATTATTTGATAGCAATTGCTATTAAATCATTGATAGCTAAATGAATTTATTTTTTTTCTATTGTGCTGTTATGCTCAAAAAAACGCCAAAGAGGGTAGCGCCATGTCGAATGAGGATTAGTTTTTCGCAGAGATGCACCCGCAGATAGCGCAGGTAATCGGGATAGCGGTTATGCAACTGCTGATTGAGAGGCGCGAGCCGTCAAGAGAGGCGCTGATAGAGATGATTCAGGTGTTGTGGCAGGGTGACCAGGTAGATCTGGCAGTAGAGTTGGCACTGGATGTGCTGATGCTGCGGGAAGAGTGATTCCTTAAACTATGATTAATATGGTTTTATTTTCTTGTTATAAGGGAGAGCAGCTTTTCTGAAGCGCGTATCGGCTTTGATAAGTCTCCTGCGATATAAGTATATTTATTGGTTTTTATCAGAACCTCTTCCCCTCTGTGTGAGCTTTCGAACTCATCAAATGCACTCATAAGATCACTGTTATCAATTTTTTTCCTAATGTCAGAAAACCTCAATATATCAATTCGTTTTACTTGAGGATGAGAGAATTCTCCTCTACGCATATCATCAATATGGCTTATCAATTTCTCTCTAATCGGTATTGATACCTGATTCCACTCCTTTCTTTTTTCACCTTTTATGGCAAAGTAGTAGCTTATATAACCAGTTGCAGGAACTGCAATGGCGGCTACAATCATGGCAATTGTTGCAACGCAGTCGCTATATGTCATGAGGTCTTCCTATGCCAGATGTATTTACATTTTCCGAAATGCTTTCAACAGTGGCGCTGGCAATATCTTTAACCAACGCTGTCTGGTTGTTCTTTTTTTGGTTGACAGTCAAGAGGATGTAATAGCGATTAACATCCTCTACAAATCAACCGTGCTTCCTGTACGTCTGCGGCATGCTGCCGATCACCTTGCCGAACACGAAAACCCGATTCATCTCGTCTTTCTCAATCGGGTCCCAGGCTGCATAGCTCTTGTTGTCTGAGATAACCAGCAGCTTGTCCTTCATCTTCTGCAGGCGCTTGACGTGGGCTGTGTCGTCGTACAGGAAGGCGTATATCCCGTCGCCGTCGAAGCTCTTAACGCTGATGTCGACAAACAGCAGATCACCCGGCTCAATCGTGCCAGACATGCTGTCGCCCCGGACGTTGATGATCCTGATGTTCTCAGCCTTGCGCCCATCGAACATATGGCGGGCTTCAGCTGGCTCATACTCAACAGAACGGAGAATCTCTACGAATTCCTGGTTCACGATGCCCGGACCGGCACTAACCATAAGGTCCAGCACATCAATCCTGAATGCATCAGTATCCTGACTTTTAACCTGGGCAGCGCGAGGAAGCTGGCCGTCATCGCGCATCGGTCCATTGCCGGTTGATAACCATTCAGACCTGACGCCCAAGGCGTTAGCAATCTCGACAATTTTTGTTGAACCCCTGGCGTTTCCACTCACCAGGCGCCAAATGGTCGGCTGAGCAATACCTGAAGCCTTCGCAAGGGCCCCTTGGGACATTCCGGCCGAAGCCATGGCCTCGTTCAAACGATCTGCAAGAGTTTCTTTTTTCATAGTCTCAAATTTATACGCTTGCGTATTGATGGTCAAAACACGTTTTGCTATTGCCAAAACCAATACGCATTGCTATTATCATTTTGCACCAATACTTATAGGAATTGGAACATGACGAACAAAACCATCCAGAAGGCAATTGATATCGCTGGCAGTCAGAAAAAATTGGCCGATCTGTGTGGCGTAGCGCAGCCGACAGTTTGGCGCTGGCTGCATGGCGGCGGAATTGACGCTCGCTATGTAATGAAAATCGTGTCTGCAACCAACGGCAAGATTAAGGCGGCAGAGATCAGGCCTGACCTTGCTCAGTTGCTGAGCGCGCATTCAACGGCCGCCTAACCGGCGGCCTTTCAAACACCACCAGAGGAAGTATCACAGATGGAGAATGCAATAGCCCGCAACTTAGAACCGCCAATCCTCAAACCGATTGAGCTGGAAGGGGTTTTACTCAACCGCCTTTCATCCATCGGGCAGAAGGTTTACGCGGAGATGTTGGGTATCAGTGAATCAACAGTCAGTCGCAGAAAGGGGGAAGGGCATTTCGCCGACATAGCAAAAGAGCTGTCAGTGCTTGGTCTGCAGGTTGTACCGCCTGAAGCAGTAGTAGTGTCCCGGCATTACCTGCAGTCAGTAGAAACGCTGGCAGATATTGGTTTGCGTGCGGAGCGGTGCCGCCCTGGCCCGTTAGGGTGGGGCTGATGAAGTGCGTAAAAGGCGAAAGCCGCAGTGCGGTAACACTAACGGCTTTCTACGCGAATTAACTGGATCAATTCACAGGAGTAATTATGGCAAATACTGCCGAGGTAATCAATTTCCCTGTGCCTGTCGTGGCACTACAGGAGCTGCGCGTGGCAGATCTCGACGATGGGTTTACGCGCATCGCCAATGAGCTCCTTGAAGCTGTCATGCGTGCGGGTCTGTCGCAGCATCAGCTTTTGGTGTTCATGGCTGTCATGCGCAAAACATACGGCTTCAACAAGAAATCTGACTGGGTCAGTAACGAGCAGCTCTCGGAGCTGACCGGCATTCTCCCGCATAAGTGCTCAGCTGCAAAAAGCGTCCTGGTTAAGCGGGGGATATTAACTCAAACCGGTCGTGTTATCGGGATTAATAAAACGGTCAGCGAATGGTCATCTTTACCCGTAAAAGGTACAGAAAAGAAAACTTACCTGAAAAAGGTAACATTACCCGAATCAGGTAAGAAAAGTTTACCCGAATCAGGTAACGCCTATTACCCGAATAAGGTAAACACAAAAGACAAACATACAAAAGACAATAAAGACAATATTAATAACCCCCCTAAATCCCCCCGGGCGGTTTCGTTCGATGCGTTAGCTGTTCAGTTGCCTGACTGGCTTTCTGCAGAAATCTGGTCGTCATGGGTGGCATACCGTCGTGACCTGAAAAAGCCGATCAAGTCTCAGCAGACGGTCACCCAGGCTATCAACCTGCTGGACCGCTGCAGACTGAACGGTTACTCCCCTGAAGAAATTATTAACCAGAGCATCGCGAATGGCTGGCAGGGACTCTTTGAGCCGAAAGGCGCCAGACCGCAGCGCCGGCAGGAGTCCCGCGTCACTGAACGGTTCGCTGACAAAGAATACGGCAAAACCGGAATTCCGGACTGGATGAGGGATCAGCAATGAACCTGGACGAAAGAATCACCCTGGTCGAAAAACAGCTGCAGGAGCTGTCACAGCCAGCGCTGGACATCCCAAACACCGAAGTCATTAAGCAGTTAGTGGTCTGCGAAAAGCACGGCGACTATGAGCAACGCCAGCGCGTATCAACTGGCCTTGTCCGTCTGCCAGGGGCGCCGACAAGCTGCCCGGGATGCCTGAAAGATGAGCTCGTTTTCCTGCGAAACGAGAAGGCAAAAACGGATGACAGAACTCGCACTGCGAATGTTGAACGCCTGATGCTTGAGCTCAAGGTCCCGGCCCGGTTCGAAGCCTGCACGCTGGATAACTACCAGCCGGTGAGCGAAGAAGCAGCGCGGGCGCTGAAAGTCTGCCGAGCGTATGCTAGCCGCTGGCCAGATCGCCGGAAGAACGGCGGCGGACTGGTTATGTGCGGCAAACCCGGCACGGGGAAAAACCACCTGGCCTATGCAATTGCGAAAAGCGTTATCGCAGAGCACCAGAGCCCGGTCGTGTTCACCACTGCGCTGAAAATCGCCCGGGAGTTTAAATCCACCTGGTCAAAGACGGCGACCCGCTCCGAGGAAGACGTGATCCGCTTCTTCACCAAGCCGGACCTGCTGATTATCGACGAGGTAGGCATTCAGTTCGGCAGCGAAGCCGAGAAGATGATCATGTTTGAAATCATCAACACCCGCTACGAGCGCCTGAAGCCGACGATCCTGATCAGCAACCTACCAAAGGATGAGCTGACGCAGTTCATCGGCGAGCGCGTCATCGACCGCATGAACGACGGCGGCGGCTGCACGATTTCGTTTACCTGGGACAGCTATCGGGAGAACCGGTCATGACAGGAAAAGACGCAATTCTGAACTACCTGAAAACGCATAAAACCTGCAGCTCTCCAGATGTCGCCGCGGCTTCCGGAATGACGCACACCTGCATCAACCAGGCTGCCAATATCCTGGCAAAGCAGGGGGTACTGGTAGCGGAAGCTCGGGTGTGGCGGACGGTTTATTACCGGCTGGCCACCGAAGAAGAAATTTCAGGCAGGAAGAGCACCAATCAGATTTTCAACGAGTGCCGGCAGAGCCCGGTTATGAAGCGAATTTTAGCGGTCTACGGGAGGGCGCAGGCATGAAAAACGAAATCGAATTCAAATTTGGTGATTACGCAATCATCGAGCAGAAACGCCACGGCGTACCTAACGAGATGTTTGTTCATAAGGTGGTTGGTCAACTTCGCTCTAACACCTGGGTTGATGTTCCGGTTAGTGTTCCGGCGACTGAGACGCTGCATGGTGAGATGGAGGACATTTGTCTCTGCATCTGCTGCGGAATTGACGAGACCGAGGTTCGCCGTTATCGCGTCAAGGATATGCGGCGCCATTCTCCTGTCTCTTTGGTGGCTGATGAAAAGAGGGGTTCTACTATCACATTACAGGCAGTAAACGAGCTCATTCGGTCGCTGGAGTCGGCAGGCGAGCTGTCGATCAGAGAGCAGAAGTTCCTGAAACTGGCTAAAGCGTTTAAGCAGCTGGCTGCGGAGAATGTGGCGCTGAAGTCGTTTGGCGACAAGCTGAATGACATGCATAACGCGCTGAATGGAGAAGGGACAGGTATTCAAGGGCGTGCTGAAGTAGCTTGCCAGCAGGTCGCACTGGAAGCAGCAATTGAAGAGTTCGACGCTATTGAAACCCCCGCCACCGGTCGCATCGTAGCCGGGATTAAGGCTGATGGGGTGGAGGAGTTCGCGGCAAAACTTCGAATTCCTGGTGATGACCAGTTTTTTGACGCTTTAGCAAAAGGGGTTGCACTTGCTGCTGACGACTTCTCCAAGCAGCTGCGCGAGGGGGCCGACAAATGAGCATCGCCACTTATCTCAATACCGGTTTAGCCATTCTGGGGTGGGCATACATCATGGTTAAAACAGGCCAGTGGATTACCAAAAATGCTCTGAGGCAGTGGGACAAGCGTCGTAAGGAATCTCGCCGCCAGAAAGCTGTGAATGAGTTTTATGACGCCTTTGAGCTTAACAGCCTGGAACCTGGCTCTACCGTTCGCCTGGCTACTAAAGGCGACCTGACAATCATGATGTTCCGCAGCGAGGGAAAGGCCAATGACTGATATCACCGAACTGGCGCAGAACCTGAAAGCGGCAGCAGATAGAGAGATGATTTGCCGAGATGTCGCCGAAACTTCTGAAATCTGGGAAAGAACTGTAACGCCGGAAAACATTCTCGCGCTGTTATAGGCGCTGGAGAAGGCGCAGGAGACGATTGCATTTCAGCAAGGAGAAATTAAAGCGCTTTTGTCGTCATTGGAGTCCCGCACCGTGAAGCTGCCAGCCGAGCTTTACACAATCGGTGAGCTTATCAGGACGCAGGACAACCGCATTACCGATCAGCCAATGTTCGTCGTTTTCCAGAAGCGTGAAATTATCGGAAGCGACGAGCACTCGCCTAGCCGAATTTGCTGGGTATGGGATGGTGAAGAGGTCAGCGAGCTGAGAGCCAAGCGGCTGGAAGCGCTTTATCAGGATGGTCGCGACACTCGCGGATATAATCGATACGCGATGCAGGAAGTAGATGAGTTTGTTACTGCCTGCTTTACCGAGCATGGATGCAAAGACTACCTGCGCCAGAACGGCCACAACCTGCGGTTGCCGTACATTTACGCCTGCGGCTCTTTCCGAAATAACGAATATCAGCTGGTTAGAAATTGGCTCGCTGGCATCAAGGTGGAGGCTGAGTGATGTTCATAATCGAAAGCCCCGAGCAGCGCCTGAAGCGCGTTCTCAAAGAAAACGCCGGTAAATTCACCATCGACGAAGACGGCGGCATCCATACCAACTGGCAGCATCCAGAGGTGCAGCAAACCATGCGTAAGCATTTTGAATCGCTGAGAAAAATTAAGGTGGAACGGCAATGACCAAATCAACCATAACCAGAGCGCGCCTTGAGACTTTAGCTAACGCTGAATATTGCAAGTCCAACCCCGGAGCGTGGCTTCTTGGGTTAAAGGAAGTGAATGAATTGGCCCGCATGGCGCTGGCCGCAATGGACAGCGAGCCGGTTGAGATGCCTCTCGACTACCTGCAGGGGCACAAAGACGGTCTGGAATGGGCCGCCCAACTGGCAGAAGCCAATCACCCAGAAACCGGAGACTGGCTGTACGATGACCCTATCGAGCTGGCAAAGGCTATTCGCAAAGGTCCAGATATGCCTCCAGCGCAGCCGGTAGCGGACAGCGAGCCGGTGATTGTTGTTGGTGATGATGGAGGGGATGCGCTTTCTTATCGCCGCCTTATCCAGTCCTTTGAGCCTGGCACTAAGCTCTATCGCCACGCGCAGCAGCCGGTAGTGCCGGATGCATACGTGCGCGATGAGCACGGAAGAATGATGCTCAATGGCGTCTACGAGCCGAAAATTGGATTTGGTACAGGCTGGAACGCCTGCCGCGCCGCCATGTTACAGGCTGGTACCCTCACCAATGAGGGTACCAAACAAGCATGGGCTGGCATCCCTGATATCGATAACGCCATCAACATGCTCGACCGCATCGATACACTGGAAAGTTGCGATGATGACCGTATTGAGGCTGTTAAGACCGTTTTGCGCCGACTTGCTGGCAACTCTCCGGTAATTCCGGATGGTTACGTGATGGTGCCGAAGGAGATGACTGATGAAATTGGCGAGGCCATAGCCATGCAGGCGAACTGCTGTGGTGGCATAGCGCTTGATATATACGACGCCATGCTCGCAGCCGCCCCGCATGATACCCCCGCTCTGAACTCGGTGCAGAGCGTCGTTACCGTGCCGGGTAAATGGATTCCGGTAAGCGAGCGGATGCCGGAAATTGGCGATATCGTGCTCACCGCAATGGGAGTGGCGGTTAACGTTGGCGAAATGGAGTGCTCTGCTGCAAATTATCGTTTCTTCACGTCAGTTATTTCCGGCCGCGAGTTACCGGCGACTCACTGGATGCCGCTGCCAGCCGGGCCGCAGGAGGTGAGGTGATGCCGAGGGCTAGTACGGTAGGCGAAATCGTCAGGTCTGACATGGTGCAGTCTGGGGCGCTCAGAAAGCGATACTGGCAATCATCATCTCTTCCGTTTCGTGTAAAGCGTAAGCACAGGCCACAACCTTGCCATTTCAGAAGAGATAGGGTGCTTCAAAAAATCATGCGCAGGGAGATGGAAGCCATGGTTAATCGCCTTAGTAAAATCGATGCTTCAAAGATTCTTGAGGAAGTTGGCGATGCCTAAATCCCCCGCAGAACGAAAAGCCTTCAGCTGAAATCAAACCCCTCTCCGGAGGGGTTTTATCGTATATGCTCATTTTGCTTTTATCCCCGGGAAGGGCGATAATTACCTGGTCAGCCTGAGCAACTGACACGATTATCCGGCGCCAAGTGGGGACACATGGCGCAAACACTGCAATTTGAGAAGAGTTATCAAAACGTACTGATTCCCGCAGAGCCAGGAACCAGCGAATACCTGCAACTTATCCCCGTAGGGCAACTGCTTTGCGGTGAGTTCCGCAAGCCCCGGAATTACGCATTCCACAAGAAGTTCTTCAAGCTTCTGACTCTCGGTTATCACTACTGGACGCCTTCCGGTGGTCTCATTGAGCCCGCTGAGCGCACCCTCATATCCGGGTTTATCGACTTCCTTTCATCCGACTTCGATCAGCGCGCTGCGCTCCAGAACGCCGCGGATATGTATCTCTCCTCTGTCGGCGTTTCTCGTTCCCGCGATATGGCGCTGCTGAAACACTTCGAATCCTTCCGCGAGTGGGCAACCATTCAGGCCGGCTTTTACGATGAATACCAGATGCCTGACGGCAGCCGTCGTCGTGTCGCAAAGTCGATCTCCTTCGCCAGCATGGACGACAGCCAGTTTAACGGCGTCTACAAATCAGTGCTGAATGTGCTCTGGAACTACATTCTGCGTCGCAAGTTCCACTCGCCAGCTGAGGCTGAAAACGCCGCCAGTCAGTTGCTGAGCTTTGCGGGGTGATGGCTATGCAATGTCTTCTCGCCAAAGTAATGGAGCGCGGCATCTTCCGCGTGCCTGCGCGCCGCAAGCGCAAGGTCGAAGTTAAGCCTTCCGACATACCGACCCTGAAAGACTACACCGCCCGCCTGGTCGATAAGAAGTGGCTACGCCTGAGAGCACGGAGGCCACATGCTTAAACGTGCCCAACGCCGGTGCAAAATCTGCCGTGAAAAATTCACCCCAGCATTCGAAAACCATCGTTGGTGCTGCCCTGAGCATGGCGCTGAATTTGCCATGCAGGAACTGGAGAAGAAGCGCGAAAAGCAGGCTCAGGAGAAAGAGAAGAAAGAGCGCGCAGCCTGGCGCAAGCGCAAAGCAGCGGTGAAACCTCTCCGACACTGGGAATATATGACCCAGCGCGTCGTTAACGACTATATCCGCGAGCGTGACCACGATCTACCGTGTATCAGCTGCGGCACGTTCGAAACGGTTCAGTGGGAAGCTGGCCACTACCGATCCCGCGGTAAAGCATCGCACCTGCGCTACAACGAGGACAACATTCACAAGCAGTGCCATCACTGCAACGTGCAGATGTCAGGGAACCAGCAGCAGTACCGCATCGCTCTGGTAGAGAAAATCGGCACTGAGCGCGTCGAGGCGCTTGAAAACAACAACACCCCTCACCGATACACCATCGAAGAACTTGAAGGCATCAGGCGCCATTACAGCGCGCTACGCCGTGCGCTCATAAAACAACGGGAGGCTGCATGAGCACAGAAACCGAAATTGAACTGGGAAAGGTTGTAGCTTTCCCAGCGAAGAATAACGACCTGCAGGATGGGCTCGTTATTCAGCGCGAAGGTAAGAAGGTGATGTGTCTGCACTCCACCGTTTGGGTTAACGAAAAGGACCGGACATTACGCTGCAGGAAGTGCGAAACATTGATCGAACCTTTTGACTTCTTGATGACGCTCTGTGACCAGGAGTCTCGCTACATGGAGAGCGTGAAATATCTCCGACGGGAAGAAAAGCAGCGCCGCCAGAACATCGAGAAACTCATTCAGATTGAGAAGAACGCAAAGTCCCGAATTCGCCGTGCCGGGGATAAGTCTCCGCTTCCTCTCTGGCAGAACGAGAGGGTTGACGAATGAGCCGTGACGTTATCGAACGCATCCGCGACCGCTGGCAAAAGCTTCGCCTCTGCCGGCACCGCGGCACCGTACTGGTTGACTACCGCATACTGAGAAATTTCGTTCGCATCTATCAGACCCTGGGAGAGACAGCATGAAACTGGAATTAACCAACGAACAGCACCAGTGGATAGATCAGTGGCTCCAGCTTTGGGGCGCATGGTGCCAGACAGGGAAGATAGACAAGGCGATGATAAATATGATTGCCAAGTTCATGGCCACGGTTGAACCGCAAGCACCATCAAGGCCTGTATGCAGCGATGATGATGGGTTGCTGATTGATGCCGTAATCCGGCATTACCTGAAAAACGTAGATGAGAACGCATGGAAGGTAATTTTTGCCTATTACGTCTGCAACTCAAGCGAGATAAAGATCGCTTCATGGCAGCATGCTGTGAGCAAACCTCGCCTGATGAAGACCCGCGCCGGAAACCAGTATAAGCACCCGAGCATTTCAACCATCCGCCGGGAAGTTAAGCAGATTATCAACGCGGCGCTCTTCTGCCTGTACCAGCCGCTGCAAAATGCGTTTAACGATCGCGAAAGCGTGAGGAAAATTGCAAAAAATAGTCATAACGTGCTTGCATTTCAATGAACAAATGAGCAATATATTTAGTGTAGGTTGCCGTATTTGCGTTTGACCTATCAGAACACCGAGCCTCGCCATCGTGCGGGGCTTTTTTATGCCTTCGATCCGGTCAGGGCTCTTGGGTAGAAACGTGCTGCACGACACGTCAAAGCCCTTCCGCGCAGAGTCCTGAGCCAGATTGCAGGTCACAACAGGTAAGAGCATTGAGCCGATAATCGTGAAGAGTCGGCGCGCCTGGTTAGCCAGTGCTCTTTCCGTTGTGGTGAATGCGTAGGTCGATGCGCAAGTAAGCAACCGATGGCGAGGTAGTGTATAAGGCGGTCGCTGCAAGCCTTGAACTGAAAATCCCGTCACGCCGGAGTTCGACACCGGCCACCACAGCCCAATCCCTCTACCTTGGGACCATTACGGCTACCGCCGTCGCTTTTACCCTTGGTATTTCTTCCCGCCTTGAGCGGGTTTTTTATTTTCAGGGTCGCGGGAATCACCCTCGACGCTTTGTTGGTAAATCAGCCCGACGGCCCTGAACCTTTTACTGACTACAGATAGCACCCCGAACATTATCGGAGGTGAGAGATGCAACGTATGAACCCAACCGATGGTCACAATCTGCCTTACTGGTGGTCAGCCTTGCTTGGTATCTTTTCCGTCCTGAGTCTGCAGGATTATGTCTTCATCATTGGCGCCCTGATCTCTGCCTTCTTCACAATCAAGACGTATTACGCAAAGCGCAAGGAAGAGCGAGAGCGACTTGATGAAGAGAAAAAGCGCACGCAACTGTTGGCCAGTTATCTGGCTGATGTCTCCGCAAAGCCTGGAAGTGATCGGCCGGCTTCAGCTGAAGTGGTAACCGAGGCTTTGAAGCGGATCGCAAGTGATACACAGGGGTGAGCATGACGCCATCAATGAGGAAAAAACTGATTGGCGTGATCGCCGGGGGCGGTGGCGCCATAGCCATTGCTTCTGCGCTCATCACAGGCCCGACTGGTAACGATGGTCTTGAAGGTGTGCGATACGTTCCCTATCAGGATGTGGTAGGCGTCTGGACTGTCTGCTATGGCCACACAGGCAAAGACATCATGCTCGGCAAGAAGTACACCGAGGCCGAATGCCGTGCCCTTCTCAGTAAAGACCTGAACGCCGTCGCTCGCCAGATTGACCCATACATCCAGAAGCCGATCCCAGAAACAATGCGCGGGGCTCTGTACTCATTCGCGTATAACGTCGGCGCTGGCAACTTCCAGACCTCCACACTGCTGCGCAAAATCAACCAAGGCGACCAGAAAGGTGCATGTGATCAGCTGCGCCGCTGGACCTATGCCAAGGGCAAACAGTGGAAAGGCCTGGTAACTCGCCGCGAAATTGAGCGTGAAGTTTGTTTGTGGAGTCAGAAATGAGCCGGTTAACCGCCATTATCAGCGCCATTGTGATCTGCCTGATGGTTTGCCTCGGCTGGCTGGCCAGTCACTATCACAGCAACGCCACCGAGTTCAAAAGGCAGCGGGACAAAGCGACTGAGCAGCTTAGCCTGGCGAAAGACACCATTGCTGACATGCAGACTCGACAGCGTGACGTCGCTGCGCTCGATGCCAAATACACGAAGGAATTAGCCGATGCAAAAGCTGAAAATGATGCTCTGCAGCGCAAGCTTGATAATGGTGGTCGGGTGCTCGTCAAAGGCAAGTGTCCAGTGTCAGCCGCAACCCAAACCGCCGGCGCCGCCAGCGTGGGCGATGATGCCACCGTCGAACTCTCTGCAGTTGCTGGACGAAACGTTCTCGGTATCCGGTCCGGAATCCTCAGCGACCAAACAGCCCTGAGGGCGCTGCAGGAATACATCACCACGCAGTGCCTTAAATAACCTGGCACTGAAAATCAACAAACAGGAGTAAATCCATGGTCAGTTTGCGTCATATGTGTTCGCGCTTCATCTCGGCTTGCTGGGCAATTATCACTACCATTTCGTTTGAAGACATCTCGGTGAGCCGAGCGGTTAGTAAGTTGCGCCGGGTGGTGGAGCGGGTCATTTCCGCAGTCTCCGTGAAAGCCTCGCCTGAAAAGGCTGACTGGCGAATCGTAGAGCGAATGTGCAGTGAAAGCGTGCGCGAGCAAGTTAATATTTTCGGCCGCCGTCCTCGCAACACCGGCGCTTTGTGCAGTCCGTTGCTATAGGCATTACAGAGCCACTTCAAGAGGTGGCTCGATAATGTCACAACGAGGTAAGCCATATGCGCACCACTGGAATCCTAATGGCGGAAATTACGCTTCGCCCATACATGAAGCCGCTGCTGATTCTTTCAGTGCTTTTGAGCTGGGGCTGGCTCACTAAGAAGTGTATCCGGATTGGCCCTGTAATTGGCAAACAGGTGGAATTATAAAGTTCTGCAAATGGCGCCTGAAAAACGCCATTGACAGAGTTTTATATAAGTTTCACAACTTACCGATCAAAAAATTCCCCGGTAAGTATTCGAGCAACCCAGAGGAATATTCTGTATGGCGTCGAAAAAGCTTACAGCTGATCAGCAGCAGCTTTTCGATGCTCTGACTCCGCTGCAAAAAAGGTTCGCACTTGCAATCATCAAAGGGAAGAACCAGACGGACGCCTATAAGGCTGCGAAGGGGAAGGCTAAGACGCCAGAAGCCATTCGCAACTCGGCGAGTCAGATCTTTACAAATCTTGGTGTGCAAGCCTTTCTCAAATCAGTGCAGGGCGAGATTGTCGACGAGGCAATCATGACCCGAGAGGAAGCGTTAAAGCGCCTTTCTAAGATGGGTCGAACATCCATCGCTGATATAGCCGAGTTCAGCAACAGCATCGTTGGCGAAGATGACGATGGCAATCCTGTGTTCCAGGCCGTGTGGAGCTTCAAAGATTCCGCTCTTCAGGACCCTGACGCGATGAGTGCAATCTCTGAGCTCACTACGGGAAAGGACGGCATCAAGCTGAAGATGCACGATCCCAAGGCGGCAATTAAGCAGTTGGCCGAAATGCAGGGTTGGGACGCTCCGAAGAAAACTGAGCTGACCGGTAAAGACGGCGGCCCGCTGAATCAGGTGACATACACCGCTGAAGACTATGCGAAGGCCCAGCAGAAGCTGGAGGGAAGGTTAGAAGGGCTGGACTGATATGAGCGGAATTATCGAATGGGATGACCTGTCATTCCCGGAGCGCGTGATCATCCGTTCAAAGTCCACGAAGTCATTCCTGAACTTCACCCGGATATGGTTCGAGCTGATTCAGGGCGACCGGTTGCTGGTTAACTGGCATCACCGCCTGATGGCTTCGAAAATTGATGATCTGCTTGCCGGGCGCCTTGTCCCGCGAAATCTGATTATCAACATCCCTCCCGGCGGTACGAAAACTGAGTTCTTCTCCATCCACTTCCCGGCTTATGTCAACGCCCTGGTGCAGGAGAAGAGGCTTAAACGCTTTCGCAACCTGAATATCTCTTTTGCTGACACGCTGGTAAAGCGTAACAGCCGGCGCACCCGCGACATTATCGCCAGCCGCGAATATCAGGAGTTCTGGCCCTGCTCGTTTGGTGTCAACCAGGCAGAAGAGTGGGAGATAAAGGACGAGCGAGGACGCTCTATAGGCCAGACGGTATCGCGCTCAAGCAACGGGCAGATCACCGGTGGTCGTGGTGGCTACTACGGACCAGAGTTTTCCGGCATGGTGATGCTGGACGACTACAACAAGCCGGTTGACATGCTCAGCGAGTCCCGGCGCAAAAGCGCGAATACGTTGCTGGTAAACACCATTCGCTCGCGCCGCGGCGATAAGTCGAAAGAACACCCGACGCCATTTGTAAGCATCCAGCAGCGCCTGCACACCGACGACGCAACGGGCTTCATGCTTGCCGGCGGAATGGGCGTGCCGTTTCACCATGTAGCCATACCGGCCATGATCGACGAGAAGTACATCCAGTCGCTCGATGAGCCATGGCGTTCGCTTTGCTGGGAAACGGTCAAAGATACCGATTCTGTGGTCGTTGGTGGCGTTCGCTACTGGTCATACTGGCCGCAGATGGAAGACGTTAACGACCTCCTGCAGCTGTGGGAAAAGGACCGCTACACCTTCCTGTCGCAATACCAGCAAAACCCGATGGCGCTGACTGGCGGGATCATCGACACCAGCTGGTTTAGAACGTATACCACTCTGCCGAAGCTTACGCACCGCGCCGTGTACGTCGATACGAACAGCGGAAAGGTAGAGGACTGGCTGGATTACACCGTGTTTACGCTAGCTGGTATGGGCGTGGACGGGAATCTTTACATCATCGACGTCGTTCGTGGTCGGTGGGACCCGGAAGACCTTCTGAAGAAAGCTGAAGAGGTTTGGGAAAAATGGCGAATGTCTGGCTCCATGCGGGTGATGCCGCTGCGTCATATGGCCATTGAAGAGAAGCAAGCCGGACAGGGCCTCATCACCACTCTGAAAAAACGTAGCCAGACCCCCGGACAACTCGCCATCCCGGTGAGGGAAATCCCGCGCGGCACCGGGCAGAACAAGCTCGTTCGCTGCCTTAACGTCATCCCCCAAATCAAAACCGGGAAAGTGTTTGTCCCCGCGACGCATACCGACGACGGACAGAAGCTTTCCAGCATCTTCTACGAGGACGGCACGATCGCAGGCTCAACGGAGTGGGTTCTGACGGCGATGACGGAATGCGCTGCTTTCTCCGCTGATGACAGTCACGACAACGACGACATCCTCGATACCTGGATGGACGCAATCGACGACAACCTGATTTCCGGCCCGCAGCCGATGGTTATCGACCCGAATCAACTCAGGAGAATTTAAGTGTGGTGGTTTAAAAAGAAAGAAGTCGCCGCGCCTGAGCCGGCAAAAGAACCTGAAGCACCGAAGGTCGGGATCAGGCCCGAGGCCGTGGCCGAAGTCCGCGCATTACCGAAAAGAGAGTTTCAGCGCTACGAGCCGCCGAAAGGGGTGATCCCCGAGGCTATCAAAAGCGCCATTCTGGCAATGGACTCCACGCCTTACGACGATCTCAATGCTGCGTATGGCGGTTACGGCTACGGCGACTTTGATAGCTTTCCCGGCTACCCGTATCTGTCCACGCTGGCGCAGAAGCCTGAATATCGCAAGATGGTAGGCACCATCGCGGAGGAAATGACCCGCAAATGGATAAAGCTCAAAACTGTCGGCAATGAAGACAAGGCGGATCGGGTAAAGCAACTCGAAGAGGCCATGAAGCGGTTTAAGGTGCGCGAGCGCTTTAAAGAAGCCGCAGAACACGACGGCTACTTTGGCGGTGGCCAAATTTACATCGACGTTCGTTCGCCGCGGGGAATCTCCGCATGGATGGACGACAACGAGCTGCAATCGAAGCTCTTCATGAGCGATAAGAAGATCACGAAAGGCAGCCTGCAGGGGTTCAGGGTAATAGAGCCTATCTGGACCTATCCGGGGATTTATAACTCCGACAACCCGCTGAGCCCGGATTTCTACAAGCCGACGCAGTGGTTTGTCATGGGACGGACCGTACATGCAAGCCGGATGATTGATTTCGTCTCGCGGCAGGTGCCTGACCTGCTGAAGGCATCGTATAACTTTCGCGGCCTGTCTCTCTCGCAGATCGCCGAGCCATACGTCAATAACTGGCTTCGCACCCGCGACAGTGTCAGCGACATGATTCACTCGTTCTCAGTTCCGGTAATCGGAACAAATATGAGCACGATTCTGCAGGGTGGGGCGGCAGATGACCTTCTTGCAAGGCTTGATGTCTTCAACCGATGCCGTGATAACCGTGGCGCATTCGCAAAAGACAACAACCCTAACCAGCCAGAAACGGTTGAGTTCGTTAACGCCCCGCTTAACGGCCTGGATGCCCTGCAGGCACAGTCGCAGGAGCACATGTCTGCGGTTTCGAGCATCCCGCTCGTCAAACTGCTGGGCATTACTCCAAATGGCCTTAACGCAACGTCTGACGGCGAAATCCGCGTTTTCTACGACTACATTCACGCCCTACAGCAGTCTGTTTTTAAAGACAACCTGAAGCGCGTGATGGACATCATTCAGCTCTCTGAGTTCGGGGACATTGACGATGGCATAACCTTCGACTTTGAGCCGCTGTACGAAATGAGCGCTAAAGAGCGGGCGGAAATTCGCAAAGTAGATGCGGACACGGACGCTGTCTATGTGGCCGCCAGCGTGCTCTCTGGCAACGAAGTCCGCGAAAAAATTGCCGGTGACCCGGACTCGCCCTATCACTCTCTGGACCTGAATGATGACCTCGAAATCGAAGACGACTACGACGAAGAGGAAGAAACAGACCCTGACGATAAGGGCGGTTCATCCTAACGCTGGCGTCGAAGCATGGTACCGCCGGCAGCTTGATAAGCAGGTGCAGGAAATGCAGGCATCTGTTGTCTACTGGCTGTCGGCAAACTATCGGGCCAGCGGCGCGGCTGTCGCCATGGATGAATCTCCAGCTGATGTTATGCGCAAGGCGATGAATAAGCTGGTGAAGCGCTGGAAGCGGCGGTTTGATGACATGGCGCAAAAGCTGGCCGACAGGTTCGCTAACGACGCCATGAAAAACGCGGATGCGTCACTGGCCACAGCCTTCAAAGATGCGGGGTTTACTGTCGAGTTCAAGATGACCTCGCAGATGAATAACGCTCTTCAGGCGACCATCGCCGAGAATGTCGGCCTTATCCGATCCATCCCCGAGAAGTATTTCACCGAGGTGGAAGGGCTGGTTATGCGGTCGGTAGCGCGTGGGCGCGACTTGTCCTATCTCACCGATGAACTCCAGAAGCGATACGGTATTACCCGGCGCCGTGCGGCGTTCATTGCCCGAGATCAGAACAACAAGGCCACCTCAGTCGTTCAGTCTGCGCGACAGCAGGCGCTCGGCATTACCCAGGGTATATGGAAGCACTCCCATGCAGGTAAGAATCCTCGCCAGTCCCATGTGAAAGCTAATGGCAGGCTTTTCGACCTCTCGGAGGGGATGCTCATTGATGGCGAGCACATCATGCCAGGCGAATTACCAAATTGTCGTTGCACCTGGGAGGCTGTCATTCCAGGGCTTTCAAAACAGGATTGAGCAATGAACCCCACAGAGTGCTTAGCTTTCGATCGCGCCTCTGTGCGCACCATCGACGCAAATGGCCGCCTTCAGATTTCACGAACGAATATCAGCAAGGCAAACGTCAACGCCTACTACGGACGAGAGATACCAAGAAGCGAAGAGCTTGGGCTCGATCCAAACAAACTTTACCGGCTTTGGCGCCACCCGGACGAGCTCCGGAAAGCAGCCAAAACCTTCAATAACATCCCCGTGCTCAGCAAGCACATCCCCGATTTTCCCACCGACCCGCCCAATGAATTTCGTGTTGGCGTGACGCACTCCAATGCGGAGTTTGACGGCACGTATCTCACGGTTGGTATGTCGATATGGGATAACAGCGCGATTGCTGGAATTGAGAGCGGAGAGCAGCGAGAGCTATCTGCATCGTACAAGTACGTCGCAGACATGACCCCGGGTGTCACCCCTGACGGCGAGCCTTATGACGGCGTTATGCGTGACATTTTCGGAAACCACGAAGCGCTGGTCCCTGACGGCCGCGCAGGGCCAGATGTACTGGTCGCAGATTCATTACCACCGGAGCTTAATCACATGCGTAAACATAAGGTAGCGGCGATCCGCGCCACCCTTAAGCCACTTCTGGCGCAGGATGCAGATCTGGAGGCAGAAGTCCGCAAAGCTCTTCTGGCTCTTGATGAAGCCGAAAAGGAAGACGAAAAAGAAAACAAACCCGCCGACGACGAAGACGACGAGCAGGATAAGAAAAAAACGGCGGACGATGAGGACGGCGAAGACGACAAGGACAAGAAGAAAACCGCCGATGACGAAGACGATGAAGAAGACGACAAAGTCTCCAAAACGGCGATGGACTCTGCGATTCGTCTGGCAGCCGACAGCGCAACTAAAAAGGCTGCGGAAAACTTCCGGAAAATCCGTGAAGCAGAGCTGGTCGTCCGTCCGCTGATCGGCGACGTCGTTGCCATGGACTCAGCCGAAGATGTCTATCGCACCGCGCTTGAGCAAAGTGGTGTGGATATCGCCGGCGTTCACCCGTCCGCTTATCCGGCGATGGTCAAAATGGCGATCAGCCAGAAAGAAAATTCACGCCCTGTCATTGCGCAGGATTCCGCTTCCGTCAGTGAGTTCGAAAAAGCATTCCCGACCGCTGGCAAACTGAAACGAGGTTAACATGGCAGGTTTTCAGACACGAATTAACCAGTATCCGGCCCCCGGCGTCGAAGGGGCCTTTGCTGGCACCAACCCTCACGCGACCTATCAGGCCGGCGAGGGCGCTCTGGTTGCTGGCGAGGACGGCCTGACTGTCGGCCGCTTTGCCTGGGATGTTGACGGTGTGGCTTCCAATGCCGGTAGCGGTGTTCCGTCTGGCTTTGTCCATCGCGATGGGCAGGCGTCGATCACCATCTGGCTCGGCCAGGCATCCATGCTTATCCAGCCCGGCCGCGAAATCACCCTGATGGTTGCCGGTGACTTCTGGGCCAAAACGTCAACCGCTGCCACCCGCGGGCAGAAGGTTTTTGCATCCCTGACCACCGGTGAGGTGCAAGTCGCCGCAGCCGGCGCAACCGTGGCCGGTTTTATCGAGACCGCATTCTATGCCGCAAGCGATTGTGACGCTGGCGAGCTGGTCAAAATCAGCACCTGGAGCAAGTAATGAACGAATTTCAGCGACACTACGCCGCAGCCAGCGGGAAATATGGCATTGTACTGCCCGGCGCGAAGGACTACCTGAAGCCGGAGTTTGCGGAGAATTTCGCGCTGGCGATGGATGCCCAGCCGCAAATGGTTACTGCGAATAACGCCGGTATCCCGGCCTACTTCACTAACTACGTCGATCCGGAACTTATCCGCGTTCTCGTAACGCCGATGAAGGCCGCAGAGATTATCGGTGAAGTGAAAAAAGGCGACTGGACGACGCTGACCTCGCAGTTCCCGATCGTCGAGTCGACTGGTGAAACCAGCGCTTATGGCGACTTCAACAACAACGGCATGACGTCCGCCAACGTTAACTGGGTACCGCGACAGTCGTTCCATTATCAGACTCACACCCGCTGGGGTGAGCGCGAGCTGGACATGTACGGCGCCGGGCGTATCGGCTATGCCGCTGAGCTCAACGTGGCCTCTGCGCTTGTGCTGAACAAGTTCCAGAACAAGTCCTACTTCTACGGCATCGCCGGTCTGGAAAACTATGGTCTGCTCAACGATCCGTCTCTGAGCGCTCCGGTGACGCCGGCGGCGACTGGTTCCGGTGGTAGCGTTACCTGGGCAACTAAAGACGGGCAAGCTGTATATGACGACATCTCAGGCCGTCTCTATAAGCAGCTGGTCTCTCAGACCAAAGGCCTCGTAGAGCGTACCGATCGCATGGTGCTCGGTATGTCTCCGGAAATGGAAGTCAACCTGACCAAGACGAACCAGTACAACGTGAACGTCACCGATCAGCTGAAGAAAAACTTCCCGAACATGCGTATCGAAACCGCTGTTGAATACAGCACCGACGCGGGCGAGCTTGTACAGCTGATTGTTGAGCGTCTGGGCGAGCAGGACACCGCTTACGCAGCATTCACGGAGAAGATGCGCGCACACGCTGTCGTGGTGGAAGAGTCTTCCTGGCGGCAGAAAAAATCCGGTGGCACCTGGGGTGCAATCATTCGTCAACCGCTGGGTATTGCCAGCATGATCGGGGTGTAACATGGCCGAAACAGTAACTGTAGGATGCAAACTGCCGAACGGCCTGATCCTGGAGCAGGGCGGCTACAAAGTGGAGCTTAACGGCTCCAACTCCTCTCTCGTTGTCGGCGGCTACGGCCTGACCGAAAACGTGGACAAGGAAGCGTTTGAAGCATGGCTGGCAGTACATGCTGATCAGCCCTACGTTCGCAAAGAGCTGGTGTTTGCCCAGGCGAAAACCAGCAGCGCCCAGGCGAAAGCGAATGAAAACGCTTCGGAGAAAACCGGTCTGGAAGGTCTGGATCAGAACAACCCGGCCCCGGGCATTGAGAAGGCGGACAAAAAATAATGGCGATCGTTGTCTTTGATGTTGCCGCATTTCGTGAGCGTTATCCGGAGTTCGATGCCGTAAGTGAAACGCTGCTTAATGCGTACTTCACGGAGGCAACGATTTACCTGAATAACACGGACAGCAGCCTGGTTGCGGATGTTGCTGTCCGCGCCGTCTTCTTGAATATGCTGGTTGCTCACATCGCGGCTTTGAATTCAGGCGTAAACGGCGAGAAGGCTTCTGGTCTAGTAGGTCGGGTGGCAAGCGCATCGGAGGGGTCTGTATCGGTTTCGACTGATGCGGGGCCTTCCAGCGCGTCATCGTGGTGGTATCTACAGACGCCATACGGTGCAGCTTACTGGCAAGCTACAGCCCCTTATCGCACTGTGCGATATGTCCCTGGGTCCTCTCCCTCGATGTACCCTGGCCATTATAACCGCCGCTCTTTCATCCGGAGGTAGCTATGGATGGAATGTCAGGCGGAGATAAGCTGATGGAGCACCTGCAGTCGATCGCAAAGGGGCTGTCCTCTGGCGATGATTTGAAGGTTGGTTTCCTTGAAGGGTCCAAATACCCCGACGGGACGCCGGTAGCACTTGTGGCAGCCACCAACGAATTTGGCGGCACTGTAAAAATCCCGGCGCATACCAGGGATTTGAAATTTTACGTTCGCCGTGACGGCGTTTCTCGCTTCGCTAAGCCATCAAAGGCCAATTTCGCGCAGTCAGTAATGATGCCCGAGCATATCGTTACGATCCCATCCCGACCGTACTTCAGGAAGACCATTTCTGAACATGGTCCGGAGTGGGGCGTAGAGCTCGGGAAGCTCATGAAGGCAAACGATTTTGACGCCCGCAAAAGCCTGGCGCTGATGGGGGAGCGGATCAAGGGGCAGATTCAGTCGTCAATCATCGCTTTTTCTGAGCCGCCGAACGCAAAAAGCACGGTCGACAAAAAAGGGTTTAATGACCCGTTAATCGACTCGGCCCACATGCTGAACTCGGTCGACTACGAGGTGAAAGAGTGAATCTTCATTCCATAGTGCGAAGCGCCATTAGCGCGGTTAATCCTCGCGTCGAGGCGCAGATTTACCGCTCGATCGGACCAATCAAAAACCCGGATTACTCGACTTCTCCTGGCTTCGCGCCGCCGGTAACGATGATGGTGCAAAAGCAGGCGCTGAGTCAGGCTGATATCAGGCACATGGATAACATGAATATCCAGGGTGTGCTGGTCAGTATCTGGACGGATGGCAACTGGTGCGGGATTAACAGGGATCGGCAGCAGGGCGGCGATAAGTTCGTTATCGGCAATGAAACGTGGCTGGTCGTGGATGTGCCTGAAATCTGGCCGGACTGGACGAGGGTTATCGCATGTCAACAATTGACGTAGGCCTGCAGGTCACTGAAAGCGATCTGTTTAAGGCGACTGGCGATTTCCTTTCTGTCCTCTTCCCGGATTCAGAGATCACGCAGACTCAGCAAAATCAGACCCCCATGCCGAAAGGCGGTTTCATTACTATGACGCCGCTTTTTCTGACGGACCTCTCAACCAGTGCTGTCAATTACGAGTATGACGGCGTTAGCGATTACGGGCGGGCAGAACTTTGCCGCGTTGATGAATGGCAATGTCAGCTCGATTTCTACGGAGATCAGGCGCAAAACAATGCCACCATCTTTTCGCGCATTGCCCGCTCCGAATTCGCATGCACCTGGTTCAGGGAAAACGCAAATGTCCTGGTACCGCTTTATTCCGGCCCCCCGCGGCAAACCTCGATGATCAACGGCGAGAAACAGTGGGAATCCCGCTGGACGCTTGAATTCCACGCAAACCCGCTGATTGTCGTCAGCGTTCCTCAGCAGTTTATGACAGGCGCAGATGTGATATCGCAGCCGGTCGACGTGAGATTTCCTCCGGAGAAATAATAAATGGCAATTTCGCTATCAAAAATCGCCCAGATGCTTCCCGGCGTACTGAAGGCGACAGGGACAGCTATTGATCTCAATGGCCTGTTCCTGACCGACAGCGCATACGCGCCGGTTGGTGCAGTACCCTCATTTTCCAGTGCGGATGAGGTAAAGGCGTACTTCGGCAGCGCGTCGATTGAGTACACCGCCGCGGTGCTGTATTTCGCCGCATTCACCGGTAAAACACAGATGCCTGGCAAGCTGTATTTTAGCCGATTCAATACCGCAGCAGTGGCGGCATTCCTTCGTTCCGGATCGCACGCCGCGACCACGCTGGCACAGCTCAAGTTGCTTTCGGGTACGCTGACTCTGACCGTTGACGGTACGGAGGAGACTTCTGCGGCTATCAACCTCAGCGGTGCCACCAGTTTTGATAACGCGGCGGAGCTGATTGAAACCGGCATTGGCTCCTCGGTTGTAGTGACCTGGGATAGCGTGCTGAAGAAATTCATCATCACCTCTGCCACCACAGGCGTGGATAGCACCATTACCTTTGCCGATGAAGGTACGCTTGCTACGGGGCTGAAACTGACCGAAGCGACCGGCGCGGTGATCTCTCAGGGTGCGGCGCCGGCAGTGATTGACGATATCTTTACTGCCATTCTGGCCAAAGAGCAGGACTGGGTAACATTCTCCACGACGTTCGCTGTCACCAAAGACCAGGCTAATGCGTTTGCACTCTGGACAAACAGCCAGAACCACCGCTTTGCCTATGTCCCATGGGACGCATCAGGAACGGCAATCGTGGCGGGCAGCTCGAATGCACTGGTGTACGACATCATCAACACCTACGCCTATAACGACACCTGCCCGGTGTATGGTTACCCGAACCACGCAGCAAACGCGATGGGGTTTGTGGCCGCGCTGAACTTCACGCAGGCCAATGGGCGCTGTTCGCTGAATGGTCGTCAGGTGTCCGGGCTGCTGCCGATGATCAGTAACGATACTGATTACGAGGCGGCCAAGGCCAACGGTTATAACTTCTACGGCAACTATGCCTCGAATGCCGTCGAAACCAACCAGTGGGCGCCCGGCTCTATTACCGGTGATTATGCCTGGCTTGACGCATGGGCTGGTCAGGTATGGGTAAATGCTCAGTTGCAGGCGGCTCTCGTTGCGCTGTTCCAGCAGGCGAGCAATCTGCCCTACGCAGCAGCCGGAAAAGCTCGCATTGAGTCGTGCATGAAGCCGACCATTGAGCAATTCAGGGCGTGGGGTGGCATGACGGCGGGCACCGATCTTGACCAGTCGCAGATCGACCAGATTAACGCCATCGCTGGCGTCGATGTTACGGATTCGCTTATGGCTGAAGGGTATTACGTCTACATCGGCCCGTTCACCGCGGCAATGCGCGCCGCGCGCACCAAGCCAACGGTTTACTTCTGGTACACCGACGGCGGGATCATCCAGGGTATCACCGTTAACAGCGTGGAGGTGCAGTAATGGCCGGTCAAAATATTACGTCGGCAGACGCCATCATTGAGCTGGTAATCGCTGAGCTCTACCCGTCAGGGTTTAACCTGGAGCAGTTCGAAGCGCAGAACATCTTCGAAATGGGTGATACTGACACGGCAGAGTACCAGCGTACTGCTGACGGGAAACTGCTGGGCGGTTTTGTTTATGGTGATCTTCCGTGGACTTTCCATCTGGCGGCATCATCCCCGTCGATTAAGTACATCGACAACTGGCAAACCACGCAGGTGACCACGCGGTCTGTGCTGCGTGTCAATGGTACGGTGATCCTGCCGTCGCTGGGTAAAAAGTACATTATGACCAACGGTATCCTGCAGCGCGCGCGCCGTATGCCGTCTGCCGGCCGTGTGCTTCAGCCGGTAACTGGACTCATCCAGTGGGAAACTGTCACCCCGGCAGACTACTCAGCGTAAACAATCAGCCCGGCCAAGTCCGGGCTTTTTTATACCAGAAATAAACCCCTGCGCGTCGCAGCGCATTTAACTCCCGAGTCTTTCAGAAAGCTGAGCCTGAGAAATGCCGTATAGGTGCGGACCTTCTCGGGGCGGCATTTCTGTGCGAACAGGCTCATCTTTCTAAAGGAAATACCGCAATGTCATACCCAACAGTTATTAACGGACTTGATTTCCGTGACCTCATTTTTGTTGCTGACAACGACCCGGTAACTGACTCGTTTATGGTGGCGAAGGCATTTGGGAAACGTCCTGACAACGTCATTCGTGATATCGAAAAAACTATTAAGGCATGCCCGGAAGAGTTCGATACAAAACTCAATTTTGAGGTTTGCTATAAAAACAATGAGTTGCAGAACGGAAAGCCGCAGAAGTTCTATCGACTCCGCAAAGATGGATTGATGCTTCTGGTTATGTCCTACACCAAAAAAGAGGCGATGCGTATTAAGATCGCCTACATCAACGCCTTCAACTGGATGTACGCGATGCTTCAGGTAGGGCGGCGCCAGTTTGAAGAAGAGCGTAACGCCGTCATGCTGGAGTTCCTGAAAGAGAAGGATGTCGCCAGTATGTCTGGTCGTCTGTTACGCCGGTGGGGGAAAGAGAAGAAGCCACAGCTACTTTCACGCATTGAGCAACTGGACAAGCAAGGTCAGTTGGCATTGCCCGGTTTTCCTGGTGCGCTTACCGAATCATGAAAACCACAAATTCGTGGTTTTTGAATGGCCCACTACGGTGGGCTTTTTTATTGCCAGATAACTCATTCAGGAAACAAAAATGGCTCGTAAAAGCATCGTATTCACGGTTGAAGCAGATAACCGTGACAAGGGTAAGCAGTTCAAAATCACCGAAATGCCGGCGAGAAAGGCCGAAGAGTGGGCGATCCGCCTGGCGTGCGCCGTGATTGGCGCCGGCGTTACCGTTCCAGACAATATGATGATGGCCATCGGTGCTGCGGTGGCGCCGGCCCCAGCCGAGGATAACGCAGAAGCTCGCGAGCTGTACGAAAGCGTGATGGCCAGCGGTATGGCCGGACTCGCTCAGTGGGGTATCACTTCACTGGCTAAAGTTCCGTTCGCACAGTCAAAGCCTCTGCTTGATGAGTTGCTTGGCTGCGTGAAATTCCTCGGGGGTAACGGTATCGAGACAGCGCTTGTTGACGAAGGGCAGATCGAAGAAATTAGCACCTGGTCGCGCCTGAAAATCGAAGCCTTCAAACTCCATATCGCTTTTGTAGCAGCCACCGCAAGTTAGAAATCCCCTTATCCGTTCCTGAAGATTCAGATCGCGGCTTCATACAGTATGCGAATGTACCGCGCACCATCGCCGCGGTGATCTCCGGGAAAATGGCGACACTCCACGATCTGGACACGGTGTACAGCGTCCAGGATATGTGGTGGCTGATTGAAATAATGACCGTGGATAACACCAACAGAGCCATAGCGGCGGAGAGTGATCATGGCAGCAACGGTAATTGATGCCCTCCTGGTGACGCTGGGCCTTGATACTTCTCAGTTCCGCAAAGGCCAGCAGGAAGTCAGTGATGACCTGAAAAAGCAGCGCGAAGATGCCAAAAATACCGCCAAGGAAATGGCGGAGCAGGGCAAGAAAGCCGCTTCGTTCTTCAGCAGCATAAAGACGGAATTGCTGGCACTGACTGGCGTTACTGTCACTGCCGGCGGCCTGATGAGCTTTGTGAAAAGCACTACCTCAGGGCTAATGGAGTTGTCCATTCAGGCTAAATCTTTGGGGATGACAGCCAAAGAGCTTGACGGCGTGGGCAAGGCGGCAGAGGCGGCCGGTAGTTCTGTCGAGAAAATAAGTGCAGCATTGCAGGGGTTTCAGAACGCAAAGCAACTGGCTAAGGTCGGGGTGTACGATACGCCAGTGCAGGAAGCTGCAATCCGGCTTAATTCACTGACCCATGATTCTTTCAATATCAGGGACGACTCAGCACAAACCACGTTCAGGAAAATACTGGAGTCGGCAAGGAAGGTTACCGATCCAGATATCCGCCGTCAGATTCTTCAGTTGGTTGGTATTGATGATGCTATCAACCAGCGCAACCAGGAAGGCAAGTTCCTGCCTGACGTTGATCGCCTGACTAAAAACTCAGGGATTTCTGATGAGTCAATAAACGGGGCCAAGGAATTCAATTCTGCATGGGCTGAATTAAACCAGAACCTTGATACCACAAAAAACCAGTTTTATACCTTCCTGATCCCGTATGTCCGCGAGTTCAATGGCGTACTTCGTGACTTATCTGACTGGATGAAATCTCACCCTAAAGAGATGAAAGCCGGTATTGATGCGTTTTTCGGCGCCATAAAAGACGTGGCGGCTGCAGCCAATGATGCAGCCGACGCAGTGGGAGGGTGGAAGAACGTTATTGTCGCGTTGCTTGCTTTAAAGGTTGCATCATGGTTTAGAGGGATTGCATTTGCGCTAAGTGGTCCGGGCGGTCTAATTTTTGCCATAACCGCGCTCTACCCAATAATTGACGGGCTCCTGTCGAAGATAGTGAGCAAGGAAAATAGAGAGTGGATGCAAAATCACGGTATTTTCTGGACCTCTAATGGAGAGTTTTTCCTTAACAAGAAAGACGCAGAGGAAAGGCAGCGGCAAATTGACTCCGGCGCCGTTCCTAACGGCTCACAGAGGATTGTTCCTAATGCCTACCAGCAGGCAATGATGGATACCCAAATGGATTTGTCTACGGCAATGAAATTGGATGTAGGCCAATACAAGCCTAACATCCCATTAAATGCCAAAGCAGCAAAATTGGGTATTAAAGGAAAATCATTCTTGCAGGCAATGGCTGGCGAGTTCGGTGCGCTGGAGGGTAAATATGACCTACCTGCCGGGCTGCTGTCTTCGGTAGCTGCTACTGAATCAGGTGGCGATCCGTTTGCGGAGTCAAAGGCCGGAGCCAAAGGCTTGTTCCAGTTCATGCCCGGCACCGCAAAGGATATGGGGCTCAAAGGTCGTGATGTTTACGATCCCCACAAGTCTGCAGAGGCAGCAGCGAAATATCTAAGATGGTTAATGGATGCCACTGGCGGAGATCTGGAAAAAACTCTTGCTTCCTATAACTGGGGGCTCGGAAACGTCCAGAAGAAAGGCATGGATAACCTGCCGTCGGAAACTCGCAATTACGTCCCTAAAGTCATGGCCGGAATGCGCCCCGGCGCCGGGATGGCCGTAGACCGAGCGATGCCCGGGCAGTCCGGTGCGACTTATCAGTTTTATGGCACCAAAATCACCACCCAGGCCCAGAACGTGGAACAGCTTACCAGCGACATCAAAAAGCACGGCGACAACCGTGTCATGCTTTTGGCTGGCTACTCAGGACAATAACTCATGTCGTTTTCTCTGAATGTCTCGACAGTGCTATCCGCCATTCAGGGAGGAAGCCTGTTATCCGTCCTTAACAGCGCCCTGTCGCCAACTTACCGGATCACCTATAACACCGTTGACGAGTCGCTTTTGACGGCTGCAGCCGGGCAGGAGGTTTTCTCTCCTTCCGGCTGGGTTAGCGTTGATCGCTACGGTGATGCGGCGGTGACTAAGGGGCCGGTAGAAAAGGGCCGGTACACGTCCTACAACAAAGTGAAACAGCCGTCTGAACTCAGGATCATTTTTGCCCTTGAGGGGTGGACGGCTTTTTCCGGGTCACTGCCTAACCTGACCAACTTCTCTCTGCTGAGCCGGAACAATTTCATTCAGAAACTGGATGAGATGAAAAACACGGCCAGCACCTACAACATCGAGACGCCGGACACGGTGTATTACAGCTACGATCTGACCCACTTCGATTATTTTGTGGGGTCATATCGCGGGCAGACGTTGTTGATGGCGAACTGCACTTTCGAGGAGATCATGGACGGAGGGGAGGTCATGCTTTCAAATGCTGTGATTGAAGGGCCGCCGACCAGCAACGCGAAAACCAACAATGGCGCCGCAGCATCAACGCAGGTGATCACCGGGGCAACGAAAGAGGTGACATTGAGCGATGTTAAGAATGCCTGGTCAAGTGCAGATACAACCTTATCAGACGCTCTCCAGACTACCGGGGCGGGGATTGTATCTAACGTTAACTCGGCGGCCGATTCGGTCTCTAAGGCGTGGGACAGCTCTTCTACTGCGGTTTCTAAGCAGATAAAAAGCACCGTCTCCGACTTTCTGGAAAAGGTGATGTGAAATGCAGGAAATTAGCTTATCACCGTCACTATCCCAAAAGGTGTATGTCACGCTTGGCGGCCAGAACTGCGCTATCAAGTTGCATCAGCGCTCTACCGGGTTTTACGCCGATCTGTATGTCGATGACAAGCCGATATTTCAGGGTGTTCTCTGCCTGAACTGCGTTTACCTGGTTCGGTATAAATATCTGGGGTTCAGTGGCGATCTGGTTTTCGTTGACTCAAAAGGTACAGCCGATCCCTATTACGACGAAATCGGCACCAGATTCAAGCTGTATTATGCGACGAGCAGTGAGGTCGGCAGATGAGTTACAAGGAGAGAGAACTTACCGTATCGTTTACGCTGGCTAACGGTACGTTTGACGGCGGAATTGGTAACACGCTGACGGTTAAAGGCTTCAAGTGTGAAGCTGCTATATCTGCCTTTGGCGGCGCTACAGGCACGATTCTTGAACTTAGCCTCTGGGGACTCTCCCTGGAAAACATGTCAAAGTTGACGACAAATGCGCAAAAGATAGTCGCTTATGCGCAGAACTCAATTGTCGTTTACGCCGGCGACACCCGTGTTTTTTCCGGGTCAATAACATCTGCCAGGATTAACCTGAACCAGATGCCGGATGCGCCGATTGAGATAACCGCGGCGGCCTCTGGCAGGGAGCGACTGATCCCCTGTGAACCTACATCCATTCGCGGCGATGCAGATGTGGCCGATATGATTCGCGCTCTTGCCTTTAAAGTTGGCCTGAAATTCATCAATGTCGACGTCAAAGCGACTCATCGGAATCCGTATTTCGATGACAACGCAATAATGCAAATATTAAAAATCGCGGCAGCGCATGACATATCTGTTGATATAGATTTTGGCACTGTCACAATTTACACAGGTAAAACACCGTCTGATTCAGTTGTTCCGTATATTTCTCCAGCCACTGGGCTTATTGGGTATCCAATATTTTATGAGATGGGAATTAACTTTAGGTGCATTTACTCTCCCTCTCTGAAACTGAATACCAAAATCATCCTTGAGACTGACCTGCCTCACGCAAGCGGGGAATGGATTATTCAGGCAGGAACCACTCATTATCTTTCCTGTAAAGTTCCCGGTGGACTTTGGGAGACGTTTGTTGTGGCATCTCCGGCATCTGTCATCGGAGGGGAAAGTAATGGCAACTAACCAAAAAGCTTCTGATATCTCCTGTCAGGGTAACGCGATCTTGTCCCTTATAGCCACGGCATCAAAGGGCAATGTTTTTGCTGATATTGTTCTGGTTAAAGATGTTGGTGATGGCGTTATGACTGTGCTACCTCTTGTGAGCGGCGCGAACGTTTCCGGGGGGGAGATTAAATGTCAGGAGGTGTATGACATTCCCTTCATTCGGTATCAGGCCGGGAACAGCGCGGTAAAAATGACGCCCCGCATTGGCGATATTGGTCTGGTAATCGCCTGTGACAAAGACACAACCAATGTCAGAGCGTCAAGGCAAAGCGGGCCACCGCCAACTCAGCGTCGCCACTCATACTCGGATGCTGTTTACATCACTGCTATCGCTAGTTTGAACGATGAACCCACGGAGTTCGCTGAGTTTACAGGCGGCGGAATAAACATACAGAGCCCTGGTGTGGTTAACATCAACGGACTGAAAGTCCATTCAAACGGGCAGCTTGAGCTTGTCGACGGTTCTATCGTTGATGGGCATACTCATGGTGGGGTAGTATCAGGAGGAAGCCGAACCGATCCCCTGGAGCCGTGATGATAAAAAAATCAGTTTTAATATTTTTTATTGCTTTGTCTGGCTGTGCCATGTCCCCATCTGAATATATTGATTATCAGAAAGCCAACAAGTTTGATGAAACAAAGTTCCCTACTAATTCTAGCGGTATGCAGTCTGTAAAAGACTTGCGAGAAATTTACAAAAAGGAAACCGGGGGAAATCTTCCAGAGCAAGATACAAGCGATTGTCGAAAGGACAATAAATGCTATTTCAATAGATATAGTGATCTTCTTCACGATCTAATGTACCAACGACAAATTGATAAGCAGAAAAAAGAAAACGAAGCATTTGCAGCACAGAAAGAAGCTGAGTGTCAGGCTAGTAAGGAGTGTATGGCCAAGCGTGAGATTGATGCTGCGTCTTACACTTTAAATAATGTCTACTATTCTCTAATGGCCCGATACCCATACCAGCAGGCTGATTCTGATGCTGGGGTAAGGCGTATGTGCCGGGCGGCTGGCGAGGCTGAGAGATCTGGCGTTTCTCTTGAATTGATGAAAAAGAACATCAGCTTAACAGAAGGAATTGGCCCTGAAATGAGATACCAAATAATCCAGGTTGCTGAGGCCTGCTGGACAATGAGCAAGTACGGCGTTCCTGACGGTACCACGCAGATCAAATCAGTGTATTAACACAACCACTCAATCTTATGTTTTTGAAACCTCGCCTCGGCGGGGTTTTTTTATGGGCGAAATCCATGAAAACAATATCTCTCAAACTCGATCCCGACACCTGGGATCTTGTCCTTGATGAGCTGGGTAATATCGCCACGGTTGAAAATCCCTACGCCTGCGCTCAGGACGTAGCGACGGCATGCCTGGCTATACGCGGCGAGTGCATTTACGAAAAAGACACCGGCGTTAATTACAAAGAGCTGCTGAACGTTAAGGCCAGCACCGGCGCCATGGCGGCCGCGCTTCAGGTTGAAGCGTTGCGGATGAGCTATATCGCGCGAGCTGAGCCGACGCTGATTAACAACCGCGATACGCGCCGCACTACCGGCGTTATTGCGATCGTGGATACCAACGGCCTGGATTCCAGCGTCACCCTGTGAGGAAAAAATGACGACAATCTCTACGGCGGTACCGGCCGTGACCTTTTCCACCACTGGCCTTGATGTTCCGGATGAGGGAGACATTCTTGCCGGGCGTATAGCAGATATTGGTTCTGCATTCGGGACGGCGATGAGCACGAACCTCAAGACGCCGCAGGGGCAACTGGCTGTCACTGATACTGCAATCATTGCAGACAAGAACGATCAGCTTCTGGCCATCGTAAACAACATGAACCCGGACTTTTCCTCCGGCAGGTTTCAGGATGGCATCGGCAGGATTTACTTCCTCGATCGCATTGCTGCTGCGGGTACGGTTGTAACGGCCACATGCTCCGGCGTACCGGGAACGGTGATCCCGGCACAGTCCTATGCAACCGACGACAACGGTTATATGTACGTGTCCCTGGCGGCCGGAACGATAGGCGCAGACGGGACGGTAAAGATCGAGTTCCAGAACCTGACTACCGGGCCGATAGCTTGCCCCATCGGTACCCTGACAAACATCTATGTCGCGGTAAGTGGCTGGTCGAGTATCACCAACGAGACCGCGGGTGTACCGGGCTCGAATGTTGAAGGGAGATCTGCATTTGAGTATCGCCGTCGCCAGTCAGTGGCACGTAACGCCTTCAACACGGCAGCGGCTGTGCGGGCTGCTGTCCTGGAAGTCGACGGGGTGCTTGATGTTTATGTGATCGACAACAAAGAGCCCACTTCCGTCGACAAAGGTTCCACGAATTACACGCTGCTGGCCAGCTCGATTTATATCGGGGTTTATGGCGGGGCAGTGGCAGACATTGCAGCGGCCATCAATAAAAAACTTCCCCCGGGCACCGTTATGAACGGTGACACCACCGGGACCGTGCAGGATACCGAAAATTATGACGCCCCTTATCCGGAGTACACCTACAGGTGGAAAACGCTGGACGCGGTGAGTGTTCATATCAAGGTGGAATACGAGGCAAATGATGGCCTTCCGTCAGATATCAACGCGCAGATCAGAGCGGTCGTCCTGAATGCCTTCACCGGCGCAGATGGCGGTACCCGGGCGCGTGCCGGCGCGCGAATTTATGGCAGCCGCTATATCGGACCCATTCAGGCGCTTGATGCACAGAACATGAACGTTCTTTCGGTCCAGATATCTCTGAACGGAACAACATGGTCTAGTGCGCTGACCATGGGCATTGATCAGGAACCGACCCTCGATACGACAAACATCATAACGGAGGCGGTAAGTGAATAATGTTGACTGGACGATCTACGCGCAGTACGTGAACTCAACCAGCCTGCGGTCACTGATTGACACCTTTAACGCTTCTGTAGCGCCAGAGGACTGGATAGACACGTTCTATGACCTCGTATTCAACATCGAGACCTGCGGCGATTACGGGCTGATGTGCTGGGGTAAAATCGTTGATGTAGAGCGTTTGCTGACTGTGACGCCATCCCAGCAGTTTCTGGGGTTTGGCGAAGCGACAAGCACCCCAGCAGAACTCACCGACCCGCAACCCTTTAACCAAGCTCCTTTCTATACCGGCGTGCAGGACACGAACACTGTCGTCCTGACCAATGAGGCATACCGCAAGCTGATCATGTGCAAAGCGATGGCGAACATCAGCGACTGCACCGTGCCGGTCATGAATCGCATGCTGATGTACATGTTCGGAGCCAGTGGGCGAGCTTACGTGCGTGACGATGGCAACCATGTCATGAGCTACGTATTCGAGTTTCAACTTTCCGAATCTGAGCTGGCCATAGTGCAAAGCTCCGGCGCGCTTCCTTCCCCGCCTGGGGTAAAAGTAAACATCGTTCAGGAGGTCTGAATTGAACAATTCAGCCATGCCGTCACGTCTGACGGTTGTTTTTTCTGCGAGTGGTGACAAAAACACGATCCCGGTAAATTCCACCCCTGAAACGTTGGCTGATGGCCTTGCCGCGATGGACTCAGGATTTCCTCCTCTTACCCGCATCGCTCTATCTGCTGGCGGTAAGCCGCCAAAAGGGCAGGATTTTAATGGGATTTTTAATGATGCCTATACTCGCCTTCAATGGGAGCAAGCCGGAGGTTTCTATACATTCGACTCTGCATTTTCGGCAGCTATCGGTGGATACCCAAAAGGCGCAATTCTTATCAATTCAGCCATGGATGGATTCTGGCAAAGCACTATCGAAAATAACACGACAAATCCTGATGCTGGCGGTATTGGATGGATTAATTATTCATCAGGACGACTCCTGAACGTGCAGACATTTTTATCATCCGGCACTTATACGCCAACCCCTGGTGCTAAGTCGGTTGTTGTTGAAATGGTTGGCGGTGGTGGTGGGAGCGATGCTGCCCCAGCCACTGGAGCAGGGCAGGTGTCAATAGTTTCAGGTGGTGGGGCCGGTTCATATGCTAAGGGTAGATTTTCAATAAATTTCACCAGCATTAGCATCGTTGTTGGCGCTGGCGGGCAGGGAGGCACCGCAGCATCTCCGGTTGGCTCTGTTGGTGGTTCAAGCTCATTTGGATCGCTAATGGTTGCGCCTGGCGGAACAAGAGGGCCGTCTGCCGGACCAGCAAATCCACCTTTTCTACCTCAGGGTAATGTCGCATCAAGCGCTCCTTCCGGTGCCAATATCATAGGCTCTCCAGGAGCCCCATCTACACCTGCATACGCTAACGCAACCCAGTCATTCCTCGGATCACCTGGGGCAAGTAGCGTTTTTGGAGGCGGGGGATGGGTGCCATCATTTGGAGATCCGGCTATTGATGGACAGGCATATGGTTCAGGCGCATCTGGCTCTTCACAAGGACCATCCTCTCCGGCAGTGAATGGCGCCCGGGGGAAAGAAGGCATCGTGATAATTTATGAATATTCATGAGAATAAAAAATGACAATCACCGAAACGCAAAAAACTGCTCAATTAGCAGCAGATGCCGCCGTTAGTGCCGCAGAAGCCAAACAATACATGCTGGAGGCTGAGCAAGGATATCAGGATACTAGTGCTGCCGCCCAGCAAGCCCAGGATGCAGCTGGATCAGCTCTTTTATCCAAGCAGAGCGCGGCTACATCAGAAGAAAATTCACTGCAATATGCAACAGAGGCGGGAGTTGCAAGAGATGAGGCTGTAACAGCAGCATCTAATGCCTCTGAATATGCACAGAATAAGTTCACGTTCTATAAGACTGCCAGCGATCCTGATGGCACCATTGCAGGGCTGGCAGCAACTACTGATGGCCAGTCGTTCTGGGTAGCCCAGGGCCCAGATGCGCTTTCCGCTGCATGGCAGTATCAAAACAAAGCAGGCGTGGCTGTTTTACAGGCAAAACAACCAGGCACCGCGGCTATAACCGGGACCATCCGCGAGTTTCCGACGCTGGCTGCGGCGCAGGCAGACGCAGATGCTGGAAATATACCCATCGGATCAACCGCGTATTATCGAAGCGCTGACGAAGCAACTCTTGCGATTGAGGTTATTAACACCTCAGGAACGCTGCAGCCTACCGGGCGGAAAATGCCGTCACAGGTAGGTGTTGAATCACTGGTAACCATGACTGTTGGGGATCTTCTAAAACATGAGGATGCTGCAGATTTAATATTTCAACTTGTAGATATCCTCGGGTATCGCCAGTTTTACGCACTGACATCTGGAGAGTTCGGGACAATAAAGACGATGGTCAAACCTGATGGCATTGAACTGGAGGGCTATTCACTGACCGTATCGGATGACAATGGAATATATATCGAAAATATTCTCGGTCAACGTGTCGTATTAGTTGATGAATATGGGAATGTGGCACCAAGGAGTTTGCGCGCTGCGCGAGATGGTTCGTTCGGCACAGATGCGGCAATGGTATCAGGCAATGGCCTTAATTTTAACTCAGGTGGCTCCCGGATTGATATTACAGGTCCTGAGTTTTTAAAGGTCTCTGATTTTCTTGGCCGGTCTAAAACAATTATTGACGCGAGCGGGAATCTGGTCGGCGGCGGTAGCGGTGGTGGTATAACGCTGCAGGACAGAATTAACATT